CGATAATAGACATTCTTGATGTCTACGGGGAAGCACTCTTCCCAAGACCAAAGTCCTTTTATGGACTCAGTGTTGGTCTTAAAGGCCTAGGCCTTAAAAGGAAAAATCTTTCCTTACTCGACACCCTTTACGGTGGTGCCGGACTTTCCTCGAAGAAGAGGAAAGCTTCAAAGTTTCTTGATGAAGAAGCTCTTCCTTCCTCTTTAGGGAAGGTTATACTCCTTCTTTCTTCTGTTCTCGCAGAAGGCCAAGGGGTATTCCTGTCCGATTTGACAGGTCGACCTCTGTATCCAGAAGTGTATTTGCATGTCGCAAATTGGAAGATCCCGGTCTACCGGGGAGGGCAAATGAGACATCATCTCATTTACAAGCCCATCGACATGCCAATGTCGAAGCTCGACTGTTTAGCCGAGCCGGGTGCAAAGACCCGACCGCTTGGTAAAAACCAAGCTTGGTTCACGATGGTGACCAGAGCCATGAGATTCATGGCTGAACCCATCCTTTCAAGGGATGGAAGAGCCAGGATTGGCTTAAGGTCTACGAATAAAATGTGGACCTTTCTTAAGTACCTTAAGAGAGTTGCACCGAAATATGCAACTTTGATCTGTCAGTCGACAGATTATAGATCGGCAACCGATCTGATCCCGCTTGATATTCTACAAGCGTTGTGGACAGGCTTTCTTCGTAGCCTTCCAAAAAGACATCCGTTCTGGGTCTTTGGTTCTTTGATTGTTTGTCAAAGGCAGATGTTTAAAGCATCTAAATTCTCCCGGATGGAAGAAGAGTTCCCTGATGGAACTTTGAACCTTCGCGGTTCATTCATGGGAGAACCCATGAGTTTCCTAAGTTTAACTTTGGAAAATCTTCTCGTTGAAGAGATTTCTTCACATTATTACTATAATGTTGAATCCCGAGTTTGGGATTTCCCCATCAAGAGGGACCTCTTGAGAGGAGACCCAATATGTGTCTGCGGCGACGACGTTGCCGCCCTCAGGGACGACTTGAGGAGAATTTTCCTGTTCAGGAAAATCGCCATCGACATGGGATGGGAATTCTCCTGGAAGGAGGGTATATCCTGTCGGATATTGATCTTTTGTGAAGATCATGCTCTTGTTACAAGAGATGATAAAGGAACTTCCATCCTTTATGTAGACGTTATTAAATCACGTCTTCTCACGACCATGAGTCGCGAACACTCCGATAACAGGAGTTCCATTCTTGGTAAGGGAAGAATGTTAAGTAATCAGCTCGATTACTTTGAGAATAAAAATCTCAAGATAGCCGTTCTCGGCTATTTCAGAAACATCTTTGACAGATGTTTTTCTTACGGAATCATCCGTAACCAGGCATGTAAAATGCCTATATATCTCCCACCTTGTGCAGGTGGTATGGGTCTTCCCATAGTAGACAGCTTAATGCCGTCTTTTATGTGGCCATATATTGGACACGTATTTGAAGTCTTAGACCTCAAATCCGAATCAGAAAGATTCGTTAAACTTGCTGAACTCGCAAGCTTGAACAGTCGTATTAAGCACGGCTTCAGTTCGGATGTAAATCCGATACTTAAGTCTATATTTAAGACTTATTCCAAGGCTATACCGGGGAAGCGTGAAGTGAGTTCCACTTCAATTTACGATGATTCGTTCGTAATTACACTCCTCCAAGAAGTGTATCAGGTTGAACTACCTGATGATCCATATGTTCACACATATGATTTCTCGTCTTTGAGAAACGAAGCCAGCAGAATTGGCTTTGTCCCACTCACTTCTTTGACAGAAGAGGTCGAGAGGGTCATGAATTTTCAAAAATTCATTAAACATGGTTCTAGAAGAGAACCGAGGACATTCAACACTTGGTTGAATTCTTCCAAGAGGTACTGGAAGTTTCTCTCCGACCCTTCGGAGTCTTCCCGTCTTTCGAGAATCGGGAAGGACCGATGGAAATCGGTTGCTGCTCTCGAAAAGAGCATAACCAGAGGTTTCTCTGGTTGGATCTACGTCGGTGAAGACGTAGAGCAGATGACCTTGATTAACTCAGGTCCATCTTTAAAAATCTCCTTTTCTAGAGATTCAAGACTCGGCGGGAAGCTGCGTCTGTATAATCAACCCTTCCGGGATGATTAGCCGGCTAAGGCTGGATAGCTGTCGAGGCAGCTTAGGAATTTGGCGTTCCTTCTATCCATTGGGCTTGAGAACCCAGGGTAGGTTAACGATAGTTAACAC